ATACAGGAATTGCCTGTGTCTTCCCCGACGATTGCTGGTATGTTTTCAGCACGCTGTACTTGATGATCAATCTCTGACATGAATGTATTATACATTATCAGGATTGCATCATACCTAGCCTGTGTTTCATCAAATGCGTCCCAGAACTCATTGTTAAATTCTTCTGGCGTTTTATCCGATGTCAACGGTACTTTTATCGCTCTGCCAATATCTAAACGTAAATCTTGTCGCTCTGCACAATCCTGATCAAAACGATCTTCAATCTCTTCTGAGTCAAAACGGCTTCCATTGCGGTAGTCATCCTCTTGAACATAGGGCATATTGCGCCGAATAACGATTCTCGTACCGGGAGAGGGAGCAGACGCAAAAGTAACAGTTCCACCAGACGCAGTTATGTTGACTGTGCATTGTGTAGACACGTCCTGTTCGTTTCTGCCGTCGCCGTCGCCGGCATAAACAACCACCTGATCTAACTCCCAGACCTTGAAGGTAAACGGGAATTGAGTTGTTACTCCGTTACCTATATATCGATTCTGGTTGATTCTGCTTTCGAGTGTCATGCTACCACCCTCCACGCGCAGCTATCCACGCGTCGTCCAGCTTGCGATCATAGCTCTCTGACGCGTCCGCACCTTCAGCAACTGGAATCGCTGCTTGATATAGCTGTGCAAGCTCCTGCACCTTGCTCGAATTGTGCTTCAAAAGCGGGACGGCAATCAGGCATGCAAGTTTCCGCGCCATTGCAGAGACAAAAGCTTCATCCCATATAGTGATGTCTTCCACATCAACAACAGCATCAACTATCGCCTTACCGACATCACACAAGATAATTTCTCCTTCATCTCCTCGCTGAACAGCATACGGCGTTTTTCTCATTCCGCGCCGTGTACCGTCATGAACGCGCACGATTTTGAGAACCGTATCAGGTACTCCGTAGCAGTGCGTCCACTCCTGCTCGTACACTTCAGGCATCATTTTTTCAGGTAACCGAAGACGCCGCACTGCAAAACGATATGGGAAATCACGCAGGGCAGAGCGTCGCGCCCTGTCCCACATTAGTTCGCACTGGATCGCCTCTGGCGTATGCTCGTTGGGACTTCCGATAGTGCGAGTCCCAACGAAGCCAAGCGCCATATTGAAGATCTCAAGCTTGCCACTGGTGGAAGCCATTGCTTACTCCTTGACTGGCATAACTATGCTATTTCTCTGATCATTCGCTTTTTAGCTCTTCCTGCAACTCATTGATACGATCCCGTGCCGCTTGGCGTTTGGCGTGCAGATCGTCAATATCGTATGGAGCTTCAAGCCCAGCAAGGATATACTCTTGATACTTCGCCACCTTCCAGTCGCCTACAGGCGACACAGGCGATTGCAGTTGCACAATAAGGTCGTTCAATTCCTGCTGGAGTTGTTCTTTTTTATAATCTTCCATTGCTATTCCTCGCGTATTTTGTTCTTTACTCCAAAATCTCTTAGCAATAAATTTGTGATTGAAATGCGCATTCTCACGGCATTGTAATAGAACTCATATCTCGACAACTTTCTTTTGCTAAGAGGTACTGACATAGACAAAATCCTTATATGTTATGAAAAAAGAATAAGCGGCCGGACGCCAAGAGAGACGGACGCGCCGGAACAGTTCGCACGGCCGTTGCCGCCGACAAAAGCAAAAAGAGAAGCCGAAGCCACCGCGCCCAACCACCAACCAGAGCGAGAAGCTCGACCATTGATCCACGTTGGATCAATAGCAAACAACCTAAGCTGAGATTTTTTGCAGCCAGAATCTCGGCCTGATGAAGAAAAAATTTGTCCACCATATACCATTGACTCTGTCATGAATCCGATATGTTTATCACACCACGCCCAATTATTAGAACTACCTAAAAAACCGCTACCTGCTGAGCTAGTAGCCGCCGCATCAACAGTTGTTGATATAATATCACTATATGACAGGATATGTCCATCTAAACAATTGCTTGCATTTAGAGCTGTGTATACATCACTCTGGAGTTTTGCCCATAGCGCGCACCCTCTTACGCCACCTTCCGTAGTATCTGTGTCGTTCATCTTGTCGTCGAACAACGCCACATCAGGAACAAGCGCAATGTGATTTACTGTGGTCTGTCCATAAGTATTGCCGGCAGTACCGTCTATTTTTTTTCCGTTGGTATTGTCAATATTCCCCATGTATTTCCAATAATTAAAATGGGCAAAACGGAAATTGACGTTTTTTGTCGTGCCACCGTATGTGAATGATTTTGTGATATAGTCGCCAATATAGAGGTCAGAAAAATCACCGTTGGTCAATTTGGTGCTTAACTGCGCGAGGGTATAGACATTAGTCAGGTTTTTGCCGCGATAGATGCAGTTGTGAAAAGCAGCCCCGTCATCTCCTGCGTCTCTCGTCAGCACGACGCCTTGCGCCCCTTGTGAATCCCAAGAAGTTCCATTCCACGCAAAATTTTCACCGCTCAGTTCAGTCACATTATAGACATCACCAACGCTGGGGTTTTGCACAGCCTCAAGATCTGCATAAGTGGCTTTGGTGCCTTTGTAGACAAAAGCTCCTTGCACCTTGTCGAGCTTGCCATCCACCTCATCAAACTTGCGTTTGACGGCACACATGATTTTATTGGTGTACAACGCACCTTCGCCAGAGAGGGTGAGCTCATCAAGATGCGTGTTGTTGACCTCTATCGTGCTCCATTCGGATATATTTGACATTCTCGCCCTCCATTTGGCGATTGGGCGGGTTTTTAGCCCGCCCAGTATTGCCTATTGTTAGCCAATAACGGCACCTTTATCGATATACATGCCAGCCTGATAGGGCTGTTCGTCCTCGCGGACAATGGCGGCAGTGATTTTGCCTGCGGTGAATGTGGAGCCAGTGAGCGTCACATTCATTTTAAGCCACTGCTTTTTCACGCCAGCGGGAAGCCAGCGGAGATAAACCTTGGCATCTTTCACCAAAGCTGCGGTAAGAATGGTCTCGGAGGATCCTGGAACGTCGCTGTAGTCGCCAGCCTCAGAGTCAGCTTCCTGCAGCTTGAGGGTAATAGACGTGCCGGTCGCGGCGGTCTCGTTGACTTTGCAGAACACGCAGATGGGCTCCGCTTTGCCGGGTTTAAAAAGGCTGTTCAGAGGAACGGCAGCCGAAGTCACGGCAGAGCCCAAGGACGCTTTTTCAAAGAAGATCAAGTTATCATCGAGAAGCATTGTTACTCACCTCCTAGGACAGCACGGCTTCCGTGGACTTAATAACGTCGCACTGACGGATGGGACGGCCATGAAGAGCAGGTACGCTCTTGCTGTCGAAAAATTCGCCGTAGGTCAGATGGACAGTGCCGTAGTCAATGGACTGCATTTCGAGAGCAGTCAGCACGTCCTGGTTGCAGTACCAGATGGCCTTAGAACGCATGTTCGGGGGCATCATGTTTTTGGCCTGAATGGTCAGAGCCTGCAGATCTACCCAGCCGGAGGTGCCCTTGCGAACCATCAACTTGGTCGTATCAATGTTGCAAATACGGACGACGGCACGCCAGTCACGCACTGCCAAACCACAACGCCAGGTGTATTTGTCACCGACAACCTGGAACTTGTTGCCACCGGCATCAGTGGTCATATACTTGCCAAGATCCTCATTGCGGAGACCGCCAGTGCTGCCTTTGGGATACAGACCATGCACGGTGTCGCTACCCCAACAAATGAGATACATAGACGTCATCTTGTTGGCAGTGTTGCCGGAAGCATTGAGAACATGGGGCGAACTAATGCCGGGATAGCGTTTGGTGAAGCCGTTGAACTCATCCGTGTTGGTGCTGTTGTCACCGTAGAAGAGAGTCGTTGCGACTTTCTGACGCATGGCCTCAGCAAAAGCCTTGGATTCACTCAGGCGAAAAGCACGGGCTTTGTCGCCGTAGAGCTCAACCTCAGCCACATCGAGTTCCTGCAGGGCTTCCAGCATGCCACAGGTTTCTTTGACCTGTGCCCATTTGGATTTGCTGGGCGGCGTACCTTTGTAGAGGCGACGCCAATAAACCTCAGGCAAGCCAGTGCGAATGCGAGTGAGATGGCCATCGGACTGATTGCTTTCCATCCACTGCACGTCACTTAAAATGTCGTTGGTCTGGTTCATCAGTTCGATGACTTCACCAGCCTTTTGGCCCTTGTAGAAGTCTTCCAACTCTGCAAGGGTCGCGACTAAGCCTTTCTTGTAAGACATAGCTAACCTCCTTTGCCTTACGCTTGCATATCAGGCCAAAGCCTGTCCTCAAGAGGAACGGATGAACTACCGCGCCCCTTGCTTGTAACGAAACGGTCCTCGCGCATTGCCTTGCCCATTCTGGCAAGGCACCGAACAACCACAGGGTTGTAGTCGGCGTGCGTTTCTTTCAGTAGTTTTCGCATTGATCCATCTGTGTCGTAGCGAGCCAGCACACGTCGGCAGTCGGCAACAGATGCCTTCCAGTTCTGGCCACCGATCTCAGGATCATCCAGAATCTGCTTTTGCCAATCTTGGATAGTCTGCTTTTCTTGTTGTGCCTGCAGCTTATCGACGTCCCCGGCATACTGTCTGTGCCAATCCAGAAGTGCCTCGGCTTGAGCTTTGGTCAGCTTCTGTGCTTTGCACACATCCTGAAAAGATTTGAGACTTTCAGCAGGGACGTTGAAACCCTCACCCGCTTCAAGCGTGTAGTCCTCAGGTTCAGCTTCTTTCTCTGTATTTTGCCCTTCCTGCTCCTTTTCGGGTTCGACCTTGGCATCATCCGTGGTCGTAGCCTCTTGGCCGTCCTGAGGCTGTTCTGAAGCATTCTGAGAAGCTTCAATGGGATCCTCGTCTGCAATGCTCTCAACGGGGTTGTCAGCCACGCTTTCGATATTTGTTTCTTCAGCCATTAATTGTCCTTTTCTTCCGCGCATACAGCATCAACCGCATGCGCTCGTTTGATTAAATGCCAAAGTTTGAAGCCCACGGAGCGCTGCCCTTCAACGAACGCCATGCTTTCATGGGGAAGGACGGGCACACCACTCCAGAAATTTGTCTGCTCCATAAGCCAAGCAAGAAAATGGATCCCGTCTTTAGAGCGGGAGAGAGTCTCAACTGCGCCGACAAGCCGGGCCTTTTCTGCCTCTTCCTTGGCCTTCCTGGCTTCAGCCTCTCGAGAGGTTTCCCATTCGTACTCGTCGATCATGTGCTACATGCCTCCAGCGCCAGT